TAGCTGGTATAAAAGCAGCGAGTATAGCTAATATTGGAGCTTTTGCACAGTGGTTATACAATTCAGAAAAAGATCAATTCAGTTTTCTTATGTTGGCCAGTACATTTACTTTTTCATTTAAGGAATTTATTGACCAAAAAGAATTTACTAATTTCTTTTTCTATGGTATGACTGCAATATTTGGTGAAACTGATGTTCTATCGAAATTGCAAAAGGATAATTTGGCTTGCATCTTTGAAGCTCAAGGAGGTAAGGATAAAGGTTATTCTAACAAAACCCGGAGTGTTGTTAGTGAAGTGAATCAATATTTACTTCTACTACGCAATCTGGCTGGTATGAAAGATTTGGTATTTAATCTGAAGAAATGGTTTCTTGGTTTTCTCTTATCTGGAGAGCAAAACGAAGATTATTGTCTTAGAGTTCTTTTTCCAGAGTTTAAAACCTTTTTTAAACTTCACGAAATATTTGAGGTGATTGATGAAGATCAATTGTCTGGTGACAAAGAATTGCAAGATTTATTTGTTAAATATATCGCCAGGAAAAGAAAACTGGACAAACTCTTGTTAACTGATGTTGACAAAGAGTATAAACAGACGCTGTTCAAGATGAGGGACGATGCTGGACGGCGCATACAATCTCTTAAAGCTTATAAGGACACATCCAATGGTTTCCGTCAGGAACCAGTGTCCATAGTTATTGAGGGACCATCTGGTATTGGTAAGACTACTTACCTGGTACCAGCTTTATCTTCGCTTATATTTCATGACTTTGAAGAATACGACTTTTGTGAAGACAATGGAAATTTTAGATACAACAACGATTTCGTTGCATTGAAGACCACTGACAAATCATTTACCGCTGATGATTTGTGGAGGTTACAATACAATGTAAATAGTAGTGTCGGGAATATTCCTTTCGCCGAATTTTTAGAGATTCATAATACTGCTCATTTCTTAATGAACAAGCCTAAGATCTCTGATAAAGATGCGAAATTGTTGGCAAAAGTGCATACTTATGTTTTTAATGAAATTCCGCGGCCACCGCACGTTGCTAAAGCTCAAGTAGCTATTATCAACAGGATGCACACATTAAAAGTATATATGCACCCAAAATGGCTAACGCCAAAGTCAGGTAAGGAGAAAGAGTATTCAACACGTTTGTCCAATTTTACTGAAACCATTAGAGAACTCGATTGGTTTGCACGAAATTGTTTGACGCCCAGAGGAGAACGTATTGGTGAAACTCCTAAACTCCAGGATTTACCTGAGGAGGTGAGATGTGAGAAGATGATTAAACATTACTCGGATTTAAGTAATTATTTATTCTTTGTTGGACACAAACATTCAGCATGGAAAAATCCTTGCAATGGCGAGGTTCCTTTAATTGACGCACCGGCTGAGCCAAATGCAGGTTCTAATCTGTTTGCGTTTGATTATAGTGATTACAAGAAATTGGAATTACATCAAGTTATCAAACATCTCAGAGGTAAGTTTAAGGAAAATCGTGACGATTGTCTTAGAGCTAATCAGGGTAGAGAGCAGAGAAAGATGTACGGGCTCTTACCTGATAGCTTAGATGTGCTGGTTAAGGAGATCAACCAGCTTGAGAGTGAGGAGAAGAAAAATCCGTCATTAAAGACGGGAGATCTCATGAAGATGGCAAAACCTTGGCTTCCTTCCTTAGCTCCGGTTAAGGAAGAGGAGGTTGAAGAAGTTATTAAAAGTCAAGGTGGTTTGGACTTCGATGGTTATAAGACTGATAACGAAGTAACACCAACTAGCAGACATCCGAAATATAGTATTGATCCAGAAGTGAAGGCGATTATTGAAGATTATCGAACTGTCGGAACGAGACCTTTCCATGATTATGATTTTTATTTTTATGGGGAGTCAGATGATGATGATTCGGTTGGTATATTCTTCAGGGCTTCTGAAGAACGCATTACATATGGGTTGAAGAGTGATTTTAGATTCTTGTACCAAGATAATAAATTGCTTCAAACCAAAGCTGTTCGTGATTATTTTTTGAATGAGAAAAATTATTACGAGAGTCAGTTATACATGTGTACGTGTCCTGATTTTGTCCGGGAGGTCGAAAATATGAGATCTGATGATTTAGTGAGATCACTACCTAGTAGGACTTGGATGCAGTGTGCAAAGGATTTGTTGAATGAGGTTAAACATTTGAAAATTGATAACAAATGGAAAATGTTTTTCCCGGTCTTTATAATACTAGTGGTTATAATGGTCCTTTTATATATGATTTACAAAAATAAAAGTCTGACTTCTAATGTGTGTAATCACATTTACAAAGATAAAAGACAGATCGTAAACCGCTTTTGTTATAAAGATAAGAAGGAAGAGACCGAACAGGAAGCAGATCCTGAGTACCTCTATGTGGCTCAAGGAGTTAATTCCACCAAGGAGGAATTTGATAGAAGTATGTCAAATAGAACTTTGCCTACTGGCAATCAAGCAACTTCTGAGGTGGTAGGAAAAGTCGCAGAGAATAACCAATTGGTGGTTGAAATTCCATCCAAAGATGGTAAGAGGTTCATATTTTGTGGTAATGCGTTAGCTGTCAGAGATCGTTTGTTGGTTATATGTGCTCATTTTGTCATTGACGTTGATAAATTTTATCTTAGTCAGTGCCAGAAAGATCGCGTTGAAGTAAAACTTTCAGAGTGTGAAGTTGTCAACGATAGTTTTCAAACATCAGATGATCTTATGTTGTTGAAATTACCGGTTACATTTCCGTTTAGTTTCAAGAACATTACTAACATGATTGCTACTAAAGTGGACGCGGAACCTTTACCATCTGTGACTCTACTAAATATATGGGGTAATAGTCGTAAACATCTTATTGTTCTTAACAATCTGAATAATTGTGCTGTGAGAACAGATGAATTCCAGTATGTATGTAACAAAGATGAAAAACATATATTATCACTGAAAAGGTTCATACATTATGATACCCAATCTTGTGATGGCATGTGTGGTTCTGTCATATTTGGCACCCATGGTCCTAATTATAATAAAATAATTGGTATTCATGTTGCTGGATGTGAGAATTTAACTGGTCAAGCAGCCATAATAACACAGACTGATGTTAACGTAGTTACTAGCCAAGGAGCTGTTGAAGAGTCACCTTTCATTATAGGTGATGGGCCTAAAATTCCTATGGTCTATAAGTCACCTATAACGAAGTCCATCTTTTATACTACAATTAAAGGTATGAGGGAGTACAGACCTCTGACATGGCAGGAGAAAACTGTACAAAACGGTGAAGTCGTTGAGAAAGAACGCAGTATTAGTGAGTTTCCCACTAAGTTTCCAGCTCCGATCAGACCGAAAATGATTGATGGTGAAGCATCACACCCACTTGATATCAGATTTGGGAAGTTTAGAGTTAACCCTGAGTTCGTTTTTGACGAATCCGCCATTCAGTCCGTTCGTTGTGACATGATGTTTCACAAAAACCTTGAGGAATACCCTATCAAATATGATATAGGATTCTTCGGTGATGGGAAACTTATGAAACCTCTGGACAGACGAACTTCAACTGGTTATTTCGGATTATTGGACTCGAATGAGAAGAGGAGGAAACGTTCCTACTGGTTACCATTTATGGATGACCAAGGGAAAATTCATGACGGTGCAGGAACACACGAGCTTACTTTGAAGTTGGATGAAATGTATGAGAAATTATCACTAGGAACTATGGAGATTGTTTTTGTGGTCCATCCTAAAGCTGATGAATGTTTGCCACTACAAAAGATTGTTGAAAACAATGCTAGAGGTATCTATGCGGGTCCTTTGGACGTGCTAGTGATGTGTCGAGCTCTTTTCTACGATCTACAAGCTTGGGTTGTTAAGAACAAGATTAAGAATGATTATGCCATTGGGATGAATCCTTATGGTCGAGATTGGAGTAATCTTGTTACCAAACTGACTCGGGCGCCTAAGAGCAAGGCAGATTTGGTTTTTATGGATGTTGACGTGAAAACTCAAGAAATTGTGATGTACCAAAAGAGGTTCAAGGAGGAGATGTTTGATATTGTTATGTCTTTTTATGCGAATTGTCCTGAAAAAGACAACATAGTCAGACTAAACATGCTCAAATCTGTTTTTAACCACAATAAATTGTTGTACGATGGTTTGTTTTATGGTGGAATGGATTTGAATCCTTCAGGTCACCCTCTTACGGCACTGATCAATTCCTTAGCTACCATTTGGTGGCACCGATATATATATTATACTGTAGTTCACAAACATAAAGGTGAAACCTTTAATTATTGGAATTCAAAATTTGATGACCATGTAAATTTAGTAGCCATGGGTGATGACATGATTTGTGGTGTTGATACTAGCATTACTAATTTTTACCACCCTAAGAATGTTCGTAAAGAATTTAATAATTACGGGATAGATATAACACCCGCTGAGAAAGATTCAGATTTAATATTTAAGAAAGATCTTTCGGAATGCACATTTCTAAAACGTCACTTTGGTGTGGCCGGAGACGGTTATCCTGTCGGACTTTTAGTTAGAGATTCTATACTCAATAGTATCTTTTGGTGTAAAAATCGAGATCATGTTATTAGTTCTTCGGGACAAAATGCAACTAGTTTACTTTTTGAAGCTTCATTGCATGGACGTGAATTATACAAGTATATATATGAAATAATTGAAACTAGGGAAAAGGGGAAGTTCAGTGATGGCAATCTCCTAGATCTAAACGCTTACAAGTTAAGTTATGCTGAATGTATGCAATACAGGAAATATCACTTATCTGGTATTAAAGCTTTTAAGCAGTGTGTGGGTTTTGAGAAATATACTTATTTTTAATTGTTTCAACCCGTCTCGAGATGACGCTAAAAACGCTCCGCCAGTGGTGAATGAAGCGCGATAGTTCTCACCAAAAGTCTTGAACTGACTATAAATGTATTTCGTTACTGGGATTGAATACGATAGATTATCCTAAAATGTACAATGTTCGCAAATATTACAGAAAGAATCAGAGAGGCGGCATCTACGACGTCTGACTCTAGCACAGCTGAGCAAGCCAATAATATGCTAAATTTTGAAGAAGAAAATCGAGTAATCGATAGACACCTACTATACGGAGATGAGCAGAAATTAATGGAGCCCATGACTTTACCTACCATAATAAAGAGTAAAGGAATTGGAGGACATAGGTTTACACCCACTTCGTTATTGGAGAGGCCGGTTAAGATCGTGGAATATACATGGTCTTCAACACAGAGTGCTGGTACTCTGTTGGGAACTGTCAATCCCATTGATGAAATAAGCAAAGATTCATACTTTGCTGACAAATTCTCTTCTCATAGATTTCTAACAACCAATTTAGATATTTATGTTAAAGTGAATCCACAACCTTTTCATCAAGGGGCTTTGATGATTTCCACAACCCCCTATAACGGTAACCCTGCCGTCAACACGATACCGCATAGTTATTATCCACACGTGTTATTAAACATAACTGCTATGAATAACGCCAAGATTGAATTAGGCTTCTTAGAGGAGTATGAAGCATATGATCTTTTAGGGGTCATAAATAGAGGATTCAACTTGAACGTTAAAGTAGTTTCTGAATTGGCTGGTGCCACGTTACCAGTCGATTTGCAAGTGGAAATATATGCTATGCTCAAAAATCCGGTTCTATCTTTACCGATGGCTCAATCAGGTGAGTCTGATCTGGCAGAAAATGCTGAGACTGGCCTGGTTACCAAAATTTCTGGTGCTGTTGCTGATTCATTAGAATTGGCTCAAACAGCACTATCACAAATTCCTGTAATAGGGACTTTTGTACCACCTCTAACGTGGACTGCACGGGCGTTTAATAAAGTATCTGCCTACTTTGGTTGGTCTAAACCAATCAATGTGGAAGTTGCTAAAAACGTCTGTCCAGCCGTAGCCTGGAGGATGTGCAACGGAGAGGGAGTAGATAACTCCGTTGCCCTGGCGATATCCCCGGATAACGCTATAGATTCAGCAGAGAATTCAATATTTAAGTTGGATGAAATGGACTTTTCTTATCTATTAGAACGGAAGGTGATGACGAAAGTCACTTCAATAGATAAAAATACAAATCCTGTTAAGATTGATTTAGGTCAATCACAGGAAGTATTAACACCAGCTGACCTTGTTTTAAATTGTTTCAATTACTGGAGATTTTCAGTTAAATTTGAAATAAATTTAGTCAAAACGAGATTTCACACTGGACGTTTAATTGTTCAATACTATCCAGCTCAATCCGCAGAACCAACAACCAATTTGATTATGGAACGAAATATGAATAAACTCTACACTAAAGTTATTGATATATCTGAAGTGGATAGATTTTATTTCACAGTGCCTTATATGCATAACCAACCATATAGGATGCTGGACGAATCATTTGGTTCTCTTTATATAGGACAACTAACTCAATTAGATTACCCTGATACTGTTTCACCAAATGTTGGTGTAATAGTATATCGTGCGATTTCTGATTGTGAAGTATCTGCACCTATGTTCAAACCCTTTCCGTCTATTTCCAGGGCGCAAGGGTGCTGTGATAATACTGAACCTATAATCGCTGATGATTTGATACCTGTTTTCACTCATGATTTCTCTAAAGAGATCGGAGGTGAAAAGGTTTCAAACCTTAGAACGTTGGCAAAACGTTTCACCCAAGCTGACACTATATCAGCTATTAATCAAGCACCTTACCTTATTTCGGACCTAGGACATTGTTTATTCCAAAATATTAACAACATTTATGCTTTTAGATCTGGTTCTATTAGGTTTAAATTTATATTTCCTAGGAAATATTGTATGAGAGTAGAATTGATTCATAAAGGATATGACATTTCCATACCCGCTGTATGGGCTCACCCAGAACAGTGGTTTGTGGGGCATATGAACAACTTTGCCGAAATTACCGTTCCTTACTATAATTCGGTAAGACGTAGTGGTGATCAATATCCATGGCATACAGTTAAAATCAACCTTTTTGATTCTGATACACTAAAATCAACACCTTTGCAAGGAGATGAAAGAATTTACATCTACGCTGCAGCTGGTGATGATTATAGTGGTTACTTTCCAATGCCGATATAAGTGCTTTTACCAAACACTGTGGTCAGTGATCATTAGATCGCTCCTACGGGTTCAGCAGTGTTTTCCCGATAATGAAAGACTTCTCTTTGAGTTCTGGCTACCTAACACGTACTCCGGAGCTGTTTCTTTT